GCATATGATCCAACGAAGCAGGCTGGGGGTTGGCATGGAATTTGCTCAACATTTGTGGGTTTGTTGGCATAGGCTTCGTCGAAGTCGGCGATGTTCAACATTTAGTATTTACAGAGTTTTTTTTCCGAGGGTATATTAAATGTGTGACAACCTCCACCTCGACTCCCTCAAGCAGTGTGAGACTCCACTCAACACCCTGTTCTTTTCTGAGTTCAACCAAAATCTTCTCCAGCGTGGAATCCGTCAGGCGTTCAAGGATAAGACTGGGATTGCGATTGATCGTCAAAACCCAGATGACCTGTATAGCATTATGCGGGTTGTTTTCATCAATAACTCCGGTGACCACCACTCTCGTGTGAACGAACAAGTCAAGTTTATGAATGGACGGGTCATTGAGACTGCCTTGGGTCAAATTCAAACCGGTGTTTCCCAATATATGGCGTATGTCCAAGACATTGATACCATCGCTACACCACTTGATCAACCAATCAATACCAGTACCGTTGGTAAAAAGATTGGCAAAAATAACAAGATTGGTATCAATTAAAGTTTTGGGTCGTTGACAAAGTAAGATGAGCCTCAATTATTATAAATCGGAGACTGAAAAAGTGTGTAAATCAAAGGGATGGGACCGAGCCGCTGTAGATACAGTATGGCTTCTCCTGACCGAAGAAGTTGGTGAACTTGCTTCGGCTATTCGCCAATACAAAAAGACTTACAAAAAGACTGGGCTCAAGAAGGAAAGGGGCACGGATGTTATGATGGAGATGGGTGATGTCTTCAGTTACCTCTTCCAATTGGCCCATATGTTAGATGTTGACCTCGATAAGATGTGGGATGAACACCGATCTAAAATGAAAACTAAAAAATATAATCTGAAGTAAAAGTAACTATGAGTAAGTACATGCTCAATGATGAAGATGCCATCAATGATGTCAACCCATTTGTCTCCCATGATTTCTCCCTTCCAGGGGGTGTGAGACAGACGGGCAACTTTGAGGATTTCACTGAAATGCGGAGTGAACCAGGTATTCCAGAAAAGGAGCGTAGTGTCTACTGTGACTATGGTTTGTGTGCTGAATCTAAGGGTGCCTGTTCTTTATCTAGACCGGTTCACCCACGAAGAAACATTGACACAGGTTTCACAAAGAATGATAGAAAGTTTATTGAGCGCGTTGTTGTCGGTGTCGCCAAGAATCCAAAGTTCTCCATTGTGGGGGCTCTCATCTGCCTTTTGGCTATTGCGATGATTCTATACTACGCAAGACGCTAAAGAAATATTCAAGTCTTGATTCATTTGTCGTCCTCTGTACCAGATCCATCAGCGTATCTTCACAAAACTTCCGGATAAACTCCCTCTGCCAAGCACTCTTAATATTAATCCAAGGTGGCTGGAAGGTGGAATCTAAAATAGTACTCGCGTAAGCTGTCCGAATGTATGTATGTACACTGCGTCTATCGGCCACAATATTTTCAAGGGCCAATTCGGCCATTTTTTGGCGGACTTCAAGGGTCTTTTCACACATCGTGTCTAAGAACTTTTCATATGGAATAGACTGTGTTTTGGAATTGAGCACAACCCAATCGGCGAGGGGCTTTGTGTTAATGTAGTCTACATAGGTCTCGTAGCCCTTACCCCTCACAAATCGCTCATACCGAATCTCAACATATTCCAATTCAGACTCAACATCGTAGACAGCCTTAGCTGACTTGATGAAAGATGTCATTTTGATCTACAGACGAATATAATCTCTAAGTAATGTAAAGAAATATGTCAGTTGTATCGATGCTTGCGGGTGTTGGTCTTCTCAGCGTCTGCTGCCTTTCTTCAAGTGTAGCAACGACCATAATGGGTGGTCAGAAGGGACTCTCGGCTATGGGACCCTCGGGTATGGGACCCTCGTCCACAGGACCAGCCCCCCCTCCTCCACCCCCAGAAGGTGTGGCTAATGTTAGATATGTGCGTTTAGAACGCCCATCTGCAGATTATCCAAACAATATTATAAACTTGGCAGAAGTTGAAGTATTTGATGAAAATGATGTGAATGTAGCTTCAGGTAAAACTGTCACCGGTGGACCCGGTGCTGCACACAGTGCTGGACCATTTGCGAGATTGGTTGACGAAAACAAATCTTCGGGTAACTTTGCACACACCACAGGAAGTGGTGATAGTTTCATGCAGATTGACTTAGGTAGCGCTACAACTGTTAAAAAAGTTGTGATTACAAACAGACTAAACTGTTGCCAGCAACGTACTGAAAATATGAAAGTTAAGCTATTGGATGCTGATAACACTGTATTGAAAACAACAAATGCTGTTAATAAGGATCAGAAAGAGATGACAATAGATTTCAGCGCTACAGCGCCAGCTTGGGAATATTTACCAATGTAAACCTAAGTCGTGACTTGCTACTTAAAAATTAGATAAAGACGAGAGAAAGCTACACGCATGTATTCGGCTATTGCCAACAACAGTTTTTCCTACCTCCTCACCCTTGATGAGTTTAGGAAACAACTTCCCGACGAAACAAGACCTTCTTGGATAAAGATTACGACAATCACTATGGTCTCAAGCTTTATCCAAGACATTGACATAAAGAAACTTCGCAGCACCTTTGAGGAATTGGGGTCATACAAGTTGAAACGCGTTGGTACTGAAAGTGCTGCGGGGTTTGAATGGAAATTGAAACCGACAACTTTTTACAATCAAGTGACTCTCACATACCATGACAGTTACAGTACGAAGTCTGTCAAGGTTTTTCCGAATGGTTCTATTCAGGTCGCAGGATGCTGTGATCTCTTTGACTGTAAGAGGATTATCACCCAATTGACCCACATCTTCAAAACCTTTTTGGGAATGGAGATTCAAATGCCAGTGGATTCCTTCCGAGTTGTCATGATCAACTCCAACTTCTCCCTCAACTACAACGTCAATCTCATGAGGGTGGCTCAACACTTTGAGAACCACTCCGAGATCTTCAAAGTCTCTTTTGAACCCGACAGATACTCAGCTGTAAAAATCAAGTTTCAACCGGCTCAAGATATGAAAGAAATTACGACGAGCATCTTCTCAACTGGCAAGATTATCATTACTGGTGCAGAGACCCTCAAAGAGATTGCCTTTGCGTACAACATTATCAATCAACACATCAACGACGATCCCCAAATTCGGGTCTCTCCAACCACTGAGACGGATGTCTTTGATACATTTTTGGGACACAAGTGTGAACCCATGGTTGAATACCTGAGAGCAAAGGGATTCAACTCCTGGCTCCAGACGATCACGAATAGACAAATTAATTTCTAATTGTATTTTAATAAAGATGTCTCAACGACTTGGAATGGCCGATGGGCGATGCTTCACCCTCAACTCCTCAGCCCAGCTTACCAATAACTACATCATGGAACAAAACAAAATTTCCCGCGAAGACAACTATAGCTACCGTCAACTTCTTCAAAAGCAGGGGCCAGAACTCCTCAATAAGATCCAAGAACAATCTCGTTCCAGCTGTGATCCATGCGACCGATACACCGATATGTCCAAGACTTATTAGACGGTGTGATAAATTTCAATAAAAACTTTAAAACCATACTCTAGAATGTCACAATGTGCCATATGTCTCAATGAGGTAAGGTCAACAAGGACCAATACCCCGATCCGTTGTGGACATATGTTTCATTCCCACTGTCTAGAGGAATGGAAAAGTAAAGGTAAGAATACTTGTCCCATATGTAGAAAAGTGTTTGACGTTTCAAAATTTAAGGTTACTGTGACGGTTCAGAACAATTACACAGCGCAGTCTAATGCTGTGTCATTGGAGAGTGAAGCCGTTTTCAATATAATGGATATATTTGATATGTCTTTTGATGTTGAAAATACAGTGGATTTAGACAGTCTTCTTGCGGACCTTGGGGTGAGTCTTTCCGACCTTGATGCCCTTGTCCTTGACGCAGAATGAGCTACAGTATCGCTCGTAGTTTAGACCAGGATAGTTCCTATCCGCCTTCCGAGGATCTTTAATCGCCTTGCCAGATGCATCAACCAGAAGCGGTCCCGTCGCCCACCCCCGCTTGTGGCTGAAGACATTAGCTCGGAAAACAATTCGCTTATTTGGTGCAAATTTACCAGCACGCTTTACGCGAGAGACTGGAACTTTGAAGAACTTTGCCACAGACTCTTGTGTGTCACCGGGTTTAATGCGATACTCCACAACACTGTGTTGAACATAGAAGTGGAAGTCGCCTTGACGAATGTAGTTTGTTGGTCTTCCAGGAGACACAAACATCATGACTTTATAGTATCCCTTCTTACACTTTTCATTGGCTTTCACACGATAGATCTTTCCGGGGTTGTCGGAAAGAACCGCCTTTGGAAGTCCAGTGCAAGTTGTGTAATCATTTGGTTTATTTGAGAGACCCGAACGATCACCTGGGATTGATTTTTGCCACCTGTAAGCTTCATAGTCACCAACGGCATAGGCATAGCAGTTATTGTTACCTATACCAGTGGCAGTCCCCCAACGACGGTTGGTGAACTTTCTTTCAGAACCACTTGTGGGAAGAAGGTCCTTTTTCATTTGTAGTTGGTACAGAAAAAAATATAGCTATTTAGTAAAATGCAAGTCCTCGACCGTGTCGCCAAGTCTGAAACCAAGTCGGATATGCTCACCGAGCTTCTCCTCTTCATTCTCAATATTCTCATCGCGACCTTCGTTCTCCGATACGCGTGGAACCGATCCCTCGTGAAGCACATCACCATTCTCAAGCCAATCTCTACCATGCTTGATGCTTTCATCCTTGCCTTGTCCCTCAGCATTGTTCGGGCTTAAATCTCGCTGTAACCCACAATCTTTTCGCCATTAGGGCTCACGAGGGTTGGGAAGGCTTCCATACCTGAACAACCTTCTTTTTCACAGTCAACGAACTTGAATGGCTTATCAGCCTTTTTCATGTAGTCCAACTGTTTACGAGTCCAGCCACAGCCCATGGTCCCGTAAATAGTCCACTGTTCTCCATTTGAAACTGACGCGCCAGC